ATTTATTATTTAGCTAATGTAAATGATAGTGAAGATATGTTACATACAGTTATTACGGGACCACCTGGTGTAGGTAAAACTAAACTAGGTAAAATAATTGGTGATATTTATTTTAATTTAGGTATTCTAAAAGGTAATAATAATAAAAAAAAAAGAAAGAAATCTAAAATTAAAGATTATAATTTTAGAATTGTAAAACGTTCTGATTTAATTGGTAAATATGTTGGTCATACTGCAGCTAAAACTCAAGAAGTAATTGATGAGTGTGATGGAGGAGTTTTATTTATAGATGAAGCATACTCTCTTGGTAATAATGAAGGAAAAGATACTTTTTCTAAAGAATGTATTGATACAATTAATCAAAATCTAACTGAAAATAAAAAAAACTTATTATGTATAATTGCTGGATATAAAGAATCTTTACAAAAATGTTTCTTCGCTTATAACGAAGGATTAGCAAGAAGATTCACTTTTAGATATGATATTGAAAATTATTCTCCTCAAGAATTAAAACTTATTTTTATTAAAATGATTGAAGAAATACACTGGTCATTAGAAAGTGCTGTTAATTATGACTTTTTCAAAACTAATTATGAAAAATTTAAACATATGGCTGGTGATATGGAAACTTTACTTTTTCACTGCAAAATTGAACACGCAAAACGAGTTTTAGGAAAATCAGATGATATAAAACGGATTTTAAATCAACAAGATATTGATAACGGATTAAAGAAATTTATTGATTTAAGAAAAAGTAATGAACCTAAGAATTATCTTAATCATTTGTATATTTAAAAATATATATATATATATATGGTTAATAAATATAAGTTTCCAATAGATTATAAATTATTAGGTGGAAGTAGCTCAAATTATACTAATTTGAATAATTTATTACTTGAATTAGTAAAAAAATATGAAATTAATTTATTAGAAATGAAAAATATTAATACAGAAGACACAATTTTTACGTATGCAATAAGAAATAAAGATTTAGAACATGTAGAATTTTTTGTTAATTCTTTAATAGGTAATATAAATACTAAAGACGGTTTTGGTCGGACACCATTACATATTGCTGCACAAACTGAAAATAATTCAGATATAATTAAATATCTAATTGATAATCAAGCTGAAGTTAATGCTTTAAATAAATTAAATTTTACACCTTTATTTGATGCTGTTCAACACACAAATAATGTAAAAGTTTTAATTGAAAATGGTGCTGATATTAATATTGTAGGAGAATATGGTTATACACCATTACGTCAAGCAGCATTTGTAGGTAACAATGATGTTATTGATTTTTTAATTGATGAAAATACTAATATTAATGCTGTAGATGAAGTAGGTAATACACCATTACATACTGCTGTAGAAAAAGGTCATTTAAATATAGTAGAAAAATTAATTAATAAAAATGCAAACATCAATCTAAAAAATATTTACGGTAATACACCATTACATAAAGCTATTATGTCAAATAATATAAATATAATAGAACTTTTAATTAATAATAATGCAAATGTTAATTCTATAAACAATGGTGGTAATATGCCATTACACGTTGCTTCATTGAATGGTAAAATAGATGTAATAAAAAGTTTAATTAATAAAAATGCAGATATAAATTTTAAAAATGACCAAGGTAATACACCATTACATATTGCAACATTCGAGAACAACATAGATACAATAGAATATTTAATTGATAAAAATGCAGATATTAATGTTCAAAATAATCTGGGTAATACAATATTACATTATGCTACATTTAAAAATAACAGATATTTAATGAGATATTTATATTTTAAAGGAGCTGATCCTAATATTTTAAATTACGAAGATCCTCCAATAATAGCATTTCCTGAAGATCAAAGATACATAACTTATCAATAAAAAGAATTATTATATTATGTATAATTAAAAATAAAAATAAATTTATTTAGTAGTTAAATAAATTTATTCAAGATAATATAGAGATAATTACAAAATTATTTAAGTTTACTAAAATATTTTTTTTTTTGTTCATCAGTATGAACATTTGCATTTACAAATACAAGTTTAGTATCGTTTAATAAGTTAATTTTAACATCTGAGTTTCTAAAAATACCATTTTTCAAATGGCTAATTACAAAAGATTTCATAAGTAAATCTAAATTATCTTCGTGTATTTCATCTGATATTTTATTATTTTTGTAATCTTCTATTAATTTATCAAATTTAATCATATTTTTTGGTATAGGGAATACTAAAACCATTTTTTCATTAGATATTTTTGAGCTTAAATTAACATACATTAATGGAAATTCTAATTTTTTTAAATTTTTATCATTATTTAATTTTACATAATCTAAATCTTTTTTATTTTTAATATAAAAAAAAATACATTTATTAATATCTAAAATTTTTTTACCACCTGTTTGTAAAATAACATCTTTCATATATTTATAGTAATATAATTTTTTTATAAAAATAATACATGTTTTCTTCTGTCTAATTTAATTAAATGAGAATTTTCTTTAATCTTATTTTTTAAGGATATAGTATTATTTATCATTAAATCTAAAAAAAATTTTAATCTAAATAATTCAATATTATTTATTACATTAATGTAATCCTCTATACTATTTAGTTGATATAATTTTTTGATGTACCTTTGCTTAAATATAGAATAATTATTTACAATTATTAATTTGTTATTTTCACTAAATGGATCAATATAATTAATATTTTTTTTTGCTAATTTATCAACTCTTTGCATCATACACTGAATTAACATACTCCTTAGCTCTAATTTATTTTTTATAACTCCTAAATCATTTAATATTGATATTGCATAAGTTTTATTTTTACAATAATTGACATGATTAAAATTTTCATTCATTAAACCCTCCAATTCATAACTTTTTACTTTTATCTCATTTGATTTTAAATAATTTTTTATTTCATCTATATCATTAACACTTAATACACTTTTTAAAAATTTATCCTTTAATATATATTTAATTTTATAAACACCATATATTAATTTAATTGATTCAATAAATATATTATTATTTTCAATTTCATTTAACCATTTTTTAAAATTTAACTCGTTAATTAAAATTTTATTTTCTATAGTATCATCAATATGCCCAATATTATAAATACTATCTAATAAATCTATATTTTTATACATTTTTTTAAAACATCTTCTAATTAACTCTTCAACAATATATTTATATTCATCTTCTTCACCACAAATTAAATAATCAAATAATAAATCATTAATATTTAATTTATACTTTTCTTTTAATGAAACTTTTTTAATGTAATCCATTTTTTTAAACAACTTTGTACATGTAAAATATAATGAAAATAATAAATTAATCCATTTATCAGATCTATAATTCAAATCACTAAAACTTAAGTTAATCATTTTTAATAATACTACTTTATAAATCTTATTCATATCATTACAATATAATAAAGGATTTCTATTAAATAATAACCCAAAATTATAATTTTCATACAATTTTACTAACTCCCAATGCTTTTCATCTATGTATAATGGTAATATACAATTTCCATTTCCTATACCATTACCACTTATCGATACACTAAACTCATTTGTTAATTTATAACTTTCTATAATTTGATCTAAACCAACTATACTTGTTGTGATATCAGCTACTGTTATATTTTCATAACTAAAATAACACTTATTTAACTCAGTTGGTTTAACATTAATTAGTAATCCCATGATATTACCACAATTTAATTCTTCTTTCCAATCACTTCTACTTATAATTGAATTATATAAATCAGTTGATTCATCTTTTATATTTTCATCTACTTTTATGTTCTTAAATTTTATAATATCATCTAATAATAACAAACTTAATAAATCTTTACTATACTTCAAATCACTAATATTTATAAAATTTAACATTTCTCCTAATAAAGAATTATCAAATTGAATTTCTGATAAATCATATAATAACTTCTTAAATATATTAAAATCATCTACTTGACTATTATTTAATACTTCAATTATTTCTTTCATATTTAGCTTAGTTTTGAAAAATATATTCATAAACATTTCATAATATTTATTTATATCCATACCTAATGTTATTCCAATTTCTAATAAATCAATAATATTTATTATTATATCAATATCAAATGATATGTTTATTAAATATAAATAATCACTTAAAGTATTTAACAAAATATCCCTTTTTAACTCAAATTTAATTATATTATTTGTATTTAACTCATTTTTTGATTCGACAATTTTAAAATTATCTGATTCATTCTTACTTATAATTTGAAATTCGTCATTACAAACTAGCAATTTTACATCATTTAATATTAATATATTATTAGTTTTTTTCTTCAATAAATATGATATATTTATATCTTTTAAATCTAAATCAATATATAATTTCTTGTAATTTGATAAATTAAAATAACTAAATTTTCTATTCTTTCTTAACTCTAATATATAATAATTATTATGTAATACTCCTGATAACATAATACTTATTTCTAACATCTCTTTATATAATGTATTTTATTCACTCTCATTATCAGATATATCTATATAATCTGATAAATTATCAGATGAAGAGTCATCTGTTTCCATATCTGTTGATTTCATTGGTTTTTTTATAACAACATTATTATTTAATATAAGTTTATTTTTATTATTAAGTAAAATTTTATTTTTTTCATTAGGTTTTTCATTTTGTAAATTTCTTATATCTGATAAAATTTTCTCTCTTTTTTTATCTAATTCATTTAATTTATTTTGTGCAGATGAAATCTCTTTACAAATATTGATGTAATCTAATTTTAATTTTTCATAATCATTTTCATTAGTATTAATTTTTTTTTTTGGCATTTATATTGATTATAAATATATTTTTAAATAATTATATTAATTTTTTCAATTTTTAAAACAAGTTCAAAAGGACAATATTCGTCAATTTCTAAATTATAAATTTTATGATTTACTATTCTCATATGGTATTTATTTTTTAAATAATCATTTATATTATCAATATTATTAATTATTTTTTTAGAATAGGCGAATATGTAACTTTCTTGTTTGTTATTATTAAAATTAGTGATTAAATTATTAATTTCAGATATGTTTAACAATTCTTTAATATTATTTGTGTAATCAAAAAACGTTCCAATAATTAGATGTATTTTATCATCGCTTTTACAAATGTAATCGAATAATTCTTTAACTTGTTTATCTCTAATATTAATAAAATTAATTTGTTGAATTTCATCTGGAATAATCTCAGTATTATAAATATTTAGTTTGATATTATTATAACATAATTTTATATGTTGAAAACCATATAAATTTTTATTTAATAAATTATAATCATTTGTATCATAAATGTAATCATTTTTTTTTAAAATATTTAAATTTGTTAAAATTAATAATTTTAAATTTTCTGAATAAAAATAATTTAGTTTAGTATTTTTCAAATCAAAATTTATATCTTGTATACAAAAAATTACATCTTTATTTACAAAATTATTTATAAAGTTTAATAATACATTATTACTTAAATTAGAATTATTATTATTATAATTATAGGTAACAATATGGAGATTAGAATATTTTTTAATCTTACTAAATTTAAGTCCCATATTAAACTTATTTAATAAATTAATTTTAATATAGGTTAAATTATTTATGTAAATAAATATATGAATAATCTATTATATTTTAATAATAATACTCCAAATTATGAATATATATTAAAAGAAATTATTATAGATAATAATTTATCTAATTTAAATGATTTGTTTACTAAAGATGAATTTGATGTAATTTTTATTAAAACTAAAAATGATTTTATTGAATTACTTAATGAATTTAAAAAGAATAATATCAAAATTATTTACAATAATTGTGATTACAAAATTAGATATCAATTATATGTAGATAATATTAATAATTTAATTAATAAAATTAATACTATTTTTAACGAAAATTATTTTAACTTTAAATATATTAATTGTTGTCCTCAAAAAAATGAAAAAATATTAAACTATTTTTCATTTAATAAAATAGATAAATCCTTTAAAAAAGAATTTTATTTACAAAGTATTAACCTCTACTTCAATAAAAATGATTTATCTATTTATATTATTATTAATAACATTAACAAAAATAAAAAAATTACTATTACTAAACCAATATGCATCAATGATGATAAAATTAAAAAATCACACTTTAATCAACTTATTAATTATATTAATAATATAAATATAACTAACATTTCTAACTATATTTTCAAAATTTATAAATAATAAATACTATTTGGTGATAAATGAAAATATGGAAATAATTTATATACAAATGGTCCATAATAAAATCTATTACTTTTAAATGGATCTCCTCTTAAATCATAAGACATATTTCTTGTTAATCTTGTTTGCAATGGAATCCATCCGTATCCTTCTTTTACTTTTGTAAATTTTAAAATAATAATGATTATTAAAAAAAATATTAATAAACTTTCTAACTTATTCATATATAATATATATATATATTTTATACATACATACCAAAAGGAATAATTATATCTTTTTTTTTCTTATTATTTTTAAATAAATCAAAACCTAATTTAATATCATTTAATATCATTTTTTTCCTTAGTTCTGGTTTTTTTCCAAAAATTCTTGTAGAATGAGCAATTTTTGAACTAAATAATAACGTCTCCATATCTCCTCCAAAGTTTTTAAAACTATCATAATTTTTTTGAAAAAATTCATTTAATTTATTTTTATCATCTAAATTTAATGATTCATCTAATATCCATTCATTATCTAATAATTTATTAATAAAAATTTGACCTAATTCTTTATAATCATATGAATCAATAACATACTTAAAAGGAAATCTTCTCACTAAACCTTCATTATAATTAAAAAAACATTTATCTAATTCATTTTCATATCCAGCTATAATTACTGCAAATTTACCCTTATTCTCTGTTAAATTTTGATTTATTGTATCTATACATTCTTTTGAATAAATATCTTTTTTATCATCATTTCCTAATGAATACGCCTCATCTATAAATAAAACACCCCCTAATGATTCATTTATCATTTTTTGAGTTTTTACCGCTGTATGTCCTATATACTCTCCTATTAAATCTGATCTTCTTGCGATTTTAAATTTAAAATCAATATCATCTCCAGTTAAAGGACATTTATATTTTTTTTTGTTGTCACATTTAATTACTCCTAATTTAAAATATATTTCAGCTAATAGATGAGCTAATTTAGTTTTACCAACACCAGGTGGTCCAGTTATAACTGTATGCATCATATCTTTTTCTTCATCTAAATTTAGTAAAAAATATAAAATTTGATTAATAATATTTTTTTTTACATTTTTCATACCTACAAAATTTTTAAACTTTAGTAATGGATCTTTCATTAATTTAAGTTTCTTAGTATCAAAACTATATTCTTTTTTATCGTCTAATAAATCTATTAATTTTAACATTTTATCTAAATCATTTATTTCATCTTCGATTTCAAAATAATTTTTATTTAAATCAATTTTAAATGAATTAATTTCTTCTAATTTTTCTTCTTTTTTTTTAACTAATGGTTCATCTAAAGATATTTTCATTAAAATGTCATTAAAATTAGGTAACGGAAATTCTAAGTTTGTTTTAGTTTCTAAAGGAAAAATTTTCATAAAAGTATTATCTATTGAATTTAAAGAATTTTTTTTTTTATCTAGTTTATTATTATTTTTTTTTTTTCTTTCAAAATTAAATTTAGGATACTCTGAATTATTCATTTTATATATGATAATATTTTTTATTATTTAAATTATTTTATTAAATTAAATTCAATTCAATAAATTATTTTAAGAAATATTTATATATATTGAATATGTATTACATTATTAATATCATAGATACTAATTTAGAAATCGTATTTAATGAAGAAAATGATGCATTTGATTTTGTATTAAATCATTTTATAACAAAAATTTTAACAGTAAATAATATTAAATCAAATAATAAATTATTTGGTGAACTAAAATTTGATTTAAATGATATTGAAATTAAAAAATTTAATAAGTTATGTTCATATCACTATGATATAATATTATTTAGTTTTGATAATTTCACTTTTTATTATAAAAAATTAAATTCTAAAATTCATTATGATAATGAAAAAATTAATACATTAAAAAATTTATTTAATAAAGATTTAAATTATAATTATAATTGTGAAAAAGATATTACATTAATAGAAGAATTATATAATGAAGATAGTTTTATTGAAGAATTAGATTATAGTAATGAAGAAATTACTAAACAACAAGAAGTAATAAAAAAATTAAATAAGAAAAAAGAACTATTAGAAGAAATAAATACTAAATTTAATGTGGATTATGATTTATATTTTAAAATTAAATCAGATTTTAAGGAAGTTCCAGAAATATTCAAATTTAAATATGAAGTTTTTTCTGAAATGGAAAATAATAATTTTATAAGTGATAAAGAAAAATCTAAAAAATATTATACTGAAAATTATAATAGAATAAATAAAAATATAGGTAGCTCTATATTTTCAAATATTTTCTTTCAAACTGAAAAAGAAGAATCTTTATAATATCTTTCTATACTTAACATTTTGAAATTTTTTATTGTTTGATTTTACAAAATGAAATTTATCATGTTCATTTCTCTTACTATACATACATAAATTATTTAGTTCATCATACATATGTTTTATAACAAAAGATATTGTATTAATACATCTCATTATTTCCTTATTTTGAATTTCATCTTCTTCTTTATAATATTTATTAATACATTCTATTAATGATAAACAATCAGCATATATCATATTATGAGGATAATGATCTGCATAACATCCTTTTTTCCCAGATTCATAATTATAATTACAATTTTGTTTAAAATTACAAAATTTATAAGAACTTCTAATTATTTTATCTTTTTTTAAATATTCTAAATTATGATTAAATAAGTTTTGTTTAATTTTTTCAGATAAATATTTAGATGAATCTCTTAAATAAATTATATTTTTTATAAAAAAATTTTTATTAATTAAGTTATTTTGTATACTTTTACTAATATAGGAAGAAATTAAATCTTGATTTTTTAATATTTCTAAGGAGGTCATATTTGAAAATTTATTATTTTGTAATATTTTATCTATTTCATTTAATATTTTTTCATTATTTAAACTAAAATCGATTAAATTTAGATCATGTGTTTTAATTTCTTCTTCATTATCTGATTCATAATCACAACAATTTTTATTTGAGTAGTATTCATTCCAATTAATTAATTGACTCCATCTTTTATCTCGCATTTATATATAAATAAATAATATTTATTTAAATATAATATATGTCTGATGATGATATTTATATTAGATTATCTAATCAAGGTATTTTAAAGAAAGAGAGTGATTTGAGAAAAAAAAAAAGAAATATAAAAAAAAATATAACTTTAAAAAAAATATTATATAGAAATTATTCTTCGGACGAGGAAGATTATTTAACAGAAACTATTACAAAGAAAGAAATTAAGAATTTTAAATTAGATGAAATAATTAATCATAATACAAATGAAGATTATATTAAATCTTTAAAATTAAAATTTAAGGAATTAGATGGTTATGAATATGTTAGTATTAAAGATTTACCAATTATTAAATTAGGTGGTTATATAAGATGTGTTACATTAGATGAAGAACTAAGATGGGGAGGAATTTTATTAAAAATAAATAATTTAAAAGATAAAGAAAATTTAGAATTTGTATTAAAAAATACTAATAATCAAATTTGGAAAATTTCATATTATAATTACTATATTTTTTATAAAAAACAAACAACAAGAAATGATATGTTAAAACAAATACTTTTAAATAAAATAGATAGTTAATATATATGAAATTATTAGAAATAGCTCATAGAGGATATTCTGAATTTTATAATGATAATACATTAGAAGCTTTTGAAAAAGCTATTATTCATAAATTTGATATGATTGAATTAGATATACAATTAACTAAAGATAACAAAATTATAATTTATCATGATACATATATTAAAAATAGTAATAATTCATACTTTATTATAGATCTCACATATGAAGAAATAAAATCTATAAATAATAATATACCATTACTTACTGATTTTTTTAATTATTTAATTAAAAATAAAAATAATAATTTCCCATTATATTTAGATATTAAAGGTACTAAAAGAATTGTACCATATTTAATTAGCTTAATAAATAAAATAAAAAAAAAATATGATATTAATAAATTATATATTGGTAGTTTTAATATTCTTATTATTGAACAACTACATAAACTTAATGATAAATTAAATTATGGCATTATATCTGAAACAATGTTTACTTCAGATATTACAAAATTATTAATTTATAAGTATAATTTAAAATTCTTTTCTTTTCATTGGTCTGTACTACAACATGATGAGATTAATTTTTTAAAGGAAAATAATGTTCTAGTATTTAGTTATACAAATAAATTTGATATTATTTTACAAAAGATGAAGCAGTATAATTTAGATGGAATAGTAACAAATTACAAAATATTGAAAAATTAATTTTTTTATCATTATATAGAATAAAAAAAAATGATGACATCTCCATTTATATTATTATATTTAATTTTGAATAGATACGTGTATATATTATAATATTGAAAATTAATTATATTTATTATTTAAATTCTAAATATATAAAAGGTGTAAAATGTTTGATGAAATATTGAATAAAAAAAATGAATTAGTTAGAGAAAAATATGAATTAATTAAAAAACTAAAATTATTAGAGGAAGAAATTACAAATAAAAAAAATGATATGGCAAAATTATGTAAAACAATAAATAATGGACATAAATGGATTACAGTAAGAGAAAATTGTGTATACGGAGAAAAATTTACATATTGTAAATTTTGTAAAATAAATTTATATGGAAATAGTTTTTATGATTAAATAGATATAAAGAAATATATGTTAAATATTTTTATAATGAAATTAAAATTATTATCATTTATTAGTATTTCTTTTCATAGTTTTTTTTTAGATCAAGAAAAATCTATTGAAAAGTTTTGGAAAGACGATAAAAATATAAATTTTGGTTATTATGATACTGTTGGTAATATTTATAAAATTGATAATAACACTAAAACTTCAAAATTATTATATAATAATATAAATTTTTTAAATGAATTTAAATATATTGATGATTATCATTTAATTAATTTTAGTAATGATGAATGTGAAAATTCTTGTATAATTAAAAATGATTATATTAAATCATTAAAATGGAATGACACAACATTACATGAATCTATATTTAATAATAATTATTATAGAATTAATTTTTTTGGTGATGTATATATTAAAAATTTAATAGATAAAAGTACTATTAATATTAATATAAAATTATATGATACAAATTACTATCAAAAAATTGTTAATTATAAACAATATGTATTTACAATTAATGATAAAAATGAGCTAAATATCTATGATTCCAATTATAAATTTTTAGAAAAATTATCATATAAATTGAAAGAAACGAATATTGTAAAAAAATTAATAGTTAAAAAATTTAGTACATATTATATTGTCATAATATTATATGCAAATAATAAAATTGATATTATTACTATTAGTTATATTGAAAATAGTAAATCATTTATATTTTATAATAAGAATTTTCTTGATTCAAAAATAGATGTAATTGATTTTGAAGTTAAAGATAATTTACTTATTTTAAGTTCAAATAAAAAAATATATTTTTATAAATTTAATCCATTTGCGGTTAGTGTACAGAAGTTAATAGATAAAAATTTATCTATCCCTTATTACACATCAATTATGTGTTTGGATAAATTTTTGTTATTCAACAATTATACTTTTATACCTTATATTTTAATCAATTATAATGATTAGGTATTATAAAGTTCAATATCGATACCATCATCAACTTCAAAGTATTGGTATAATTTTTCACAAAAACTGACAACGTTTCTTCTGAAAGTATTGTCTGTATATTTTGAAATATTATGTTCAATTTCATATTTTCTATTTATGGTAAAATATGATTTATCAATTTCATAATGAAGAATATGTTTTTGATTTACGGTTAAGTCTCCGTATTCATTATTAGATAATATGTATGAAGCTTCTTCTACATCACTTTGAAATTCATTTAAGTAATCTTCATATTCATCTTCATCTTCATATTCATCAGGATCATTAAGAGTAAGAATAATATAAAATATTGGTGACATTTTAATTATTTATTTATTTATTTGTTTTTCTTGAAAACTTTTCCTTACAAATTGTAGTTTTATTGATTTGTTTTGTTTTATTTTATTTTTAGGTTACTTAAAATTTTATAGGAAATCCTAATAATTTAATTTTTCAATTTTTTATTAATAAACGGATATTTTTTTTATATTTGAGGAAGAGTAATAATCGTTATTATTGAGAATAATTAGATTATTTTTATTATTTATATAATCATTTTTTAGGATAAAAACTTCATTTTTTGATAATAGTCTATTATAAATATAATTCAAATAATTTATAATTAAATCTTTATTTTTTTGATCATATAATTTATATTTATCATAAAAAAAATAAATTATATTATCGTATATACCAAAAACTAAATAATTAGGATATTTTTCATATTTTATATTTTCATAATATAAAACTTGTTCTAGATCAGATAAATTAATTTTTCTAAATAATTTTGTATTTTGATTCATTTTTTTAAATAAATAATTATATGCTAGATTAAAAAATTATCAATTTTTTATGTACAAATTATTTAATTTGTTATTAATTATAAATGAAAAATGAGATTAATAAAAAATGGGATATAAGTATAATTAAAGATAAAATTAAAGTATTAAAAAATAATGAGATTTATAGAATAGGTGATGTATTATGTATTAATAATAAAAATTCAGCAATAGTAAAAGAAATTATGTCTAATGAAATTTATAAAGATAAATTACTTTATCAATATTTTGATAATGAATCAAATGACTTTTATGAAATATTAATAAAAAATAAAAATGTAATTGATAAATATTTTGATGATAATTATATTGTTATGCATATTAGATTAGGTGATGATTTAAATGGTAGATGTCTTACTAATTCAAATAAAAATAAGTTTTTAGAAAGGTTAAAACAATTTGATTTGAATAAAAAAGTAATTATAATAACTGCGATGCATTATGGTCATAACTTAAATAGTTCAAAATTTTATTCAGGAAAAACGTATTGTTATAATGATAAAAGTTATAAAGAGAATATAGATAAAATTCATAAATTTATATCAGAGATGGATCATGAATTATATAATATAATATCAAATGAGAATGTAGATTTAGATTATTTAAATTTAGTATTTTGTGAGAATTTGGTAGCGTTAGATTCAGCTGGTGGTTTTGCTAAATCAGTAATAAAATTTCATAAAAAATATAAAAATGAAAAAATATAATTATTATTTATAATATGAAAAATAGTATAAATAGTAAATGGACATTAGATTTAATAAAAAATAAAGTTAAGATATTGGAAGATAATGAAGTGTACAGAATAGGGGATATATTATTATGTGATTGTTATAATCATAAAAATAGTATATTAGCTAAAGAAATATTGTCAAAGGAAATTTATAAAAATACTTTACTTTATAAATACTTTAATTCTAGTAATAGCTTTTTAGAAATTTTATTACAAAATAAAAATAAAGTTAATAAATATTATGATAACAATTATATTATCTTACATATTAGAACTGGAGATGATCTTATAAAAAGGGGACTTACACAAAAAAATATTAATTTATTAATATCGAAATTAAATCAATATTCTTTAAATAAAAAAGTCATTATTATCACAGCATTACATTATGGACATTCTAAAAAATCGACATTATTTGATAGCAAAAAATTTATTTATAATGAAAATAATTATAAAACTAATATTGAAAAAATTCATTTACTAATTTCACAAATTAATCATGAAGTAGAAGATATTATTTCAAATAAAGATATAGATTTAGATCTATTAAATTTAGTATTTTGCAAAAATTTAGTAGCTTCAGAAACATCAGGTAATTTTGCTAAAATAATTATTAAATATCACAATTATTTAAAAAATTAAAAAAATTAAATATCATATATATATGTTTAATAATAGGAAATTTAAAAAATCAAATAAAAATAATTTCTTATAATATATTAGCTCCATTAGTTATTAAGAGTAATGTTCAGTTGTAGAAATTATATAATTAAAATAATATGAACTTCTTTTTACTCTTCTTTTTTAATTTTGCTGTAAAATGTCTTAGAATAGGTGGTTCGTATTCAATCTCTAAACCTTTTAAATTCTTTAACTTGGGAATTATTTTTTTAAAAATAGATACTAAATAATCCATATGTGAATTAGTATATACACGTCTAGGTATTGTTAACCTTAAAAATTCATAATCACTTTTTTTTTGCTCATTTGTCCTTAAATCTCTACCTAATAAAAATGAACCTATTTCTACCGATCTAATACCACCTTCTAAATATAACTCATTTGCTAATACTTGTGCTGGGAATTGTTCAGGTGGTATATGAGGTAATAATTGTTTTGCATCTATAAAAACTGCATGACCTCCAACTGGATATTGAATTGGTACATTTAATTTTCTTAATTCTTCTCCTAAATACTCAATTTGATTAATTCTATATTTAAGATAATTTTCATCCATACCTTCTTTCAAACCAATCGTTAAAGCTTCAATATCTCTTCCTGCTAAACCACCATAAGTAATGAATCCTTCAAATGGTACACACCTCTCACAAACTTTTTTATACAATTCCTCATTATTTTTAACACAACATAATCCACCTATATTTACTAATGCATCTTTTTTTGATGACATTAACATAACATCCGCATAAGAAAACATTTTTAAAACAATACTTTCAATAGAGGAATTTACATAATCTAATTCTCTAGTTTTTATAAAATACGCATTTTCACAAAATCTAGCACAATCTATTATTAATGGAATATTATATTTTTTCGCAATTAATGAAGTTTTTTTTATATTATCCATAGATACAGGTTGTCCTCCTACAGAATTACAAGTAACTGTTAAAATAATTCCAACTACATTATTACTTCCTCTACTAATTACTTGATCTTCTAATTTTTTTAAATCAAAATTACCTTTAAATGGATGATAATTTAATATATCTTTTGATTCATCACAAATTACATTTATTGGATCACAATCTGTAAGTTGAACATGAGCAGCAGTTGTATCAAAATGATAATTAGATAAAAAACATGGTCTCTCAGTAAATTTTTCTTTTTTATCATTATACAAAATTGGAAATAATAAATTTTCTCCAGCTCGACCTTGATGACATGGTATGGTATAATCGTAATTAAAAATTTCTTTAACTGTATTTTTTAATTTATAATAACTCTTTGAACCAGCATAAGATTCGTCTCCTATCATAATATGAGCCCATTGCTTGTCTGACATAGAACCTGTACCAGAATCAGTTAATAAATCAATATAAACATCTTCTGATTTTAACATAAATAAATTATAATACGCTTTTTTTAAAGCTAATTTTCTATAATCTTTAGTTGTTTGTTTAATTGGCTCTACCATTTTTATACGGAAAGGTTCTGGAATATTCATAATATTATAAATTAATTATGTTTTTAAATAATAATTTTATTATTATATAAATTATATGAGTAAATTAGGTGATGATAATTATAAAAGACCAAAACAAACATATACAGATAAATTAACAGATGAAGATATTAAAGCAAAATTAGAAGATTATATAGAAGTAGATGACATATCAAAAGTTCCGTTAAATACTCATGTTAGATATTTTACAGAAAAAATTAATGATAAAAAAAAGAAAGAGAAAGTATTTAGATTAGGAGGATTTTTATTAAATAAAAGTAATTACGAAAAATATGTTATTTTAAGTAATGTACCTGAAACTGGTTTTATTAATCCAATTAAAAAAACGTGGTCTGTAAATACTAAAACATCTATATTTTATAAAAAACAAACCATTGATGAAATTAAAGAAGAATATGAATTAGAAATTGAAGAATTAAAAGACCAAATTAAATTTTTAAAGAAGGAAATTAAGAAATTAAAAAGTAAAAAATAATTTTAATTTTATATAAACAATAAATGTAATTTTAATATAATGAATGATATAACTATTAAAATTGCTGTTGCTGGTAATGTTGATTCAGGTAAATCTACATTAACAGGAGTTTTAATGAATAATAAATTAGATGATGGAAGAGGATCTAGTAGATCTTTAATATTAAGAAACAAACATGAAAAAGAAACTGGACGTACATCATGTATATCACACAATAGTTTTAGTGAGGTAGTGAATGATAAAAGAAAGATATTATCATTAATAGATTTAGCTGGTCACGAGAAATATTTAAAAACAACAATTTTTGGTTTATCTGGTTTATTTGCGGATTTTGGTTTAGTATTAGTTTCAGCGAATATGGGAATTACTCAAATGACGAGGGAGCATATGATGTTATTATTATTTTTAAAAATCCCATTTGTAATTTTAGTAACTAAGATTGATATGGTACCGGAAAATATAAAAAATTTAACAATAAATAAGTTAAAAAAAATGATGAATATTCAGATGTTTAATAAAAAATCATATATATTTCCAGAGGATGAGAATAAATTTAAAGATGAGATGATTAAATTTAGTAATTTACCGAATAATTTGAGTACATTCATCCCTATAATACCTTTATCTAATAAAACTGGTGTTAATATAAATAATTTAAAAAGTTTTTTATTAAATTTAAGTCCAAAGGATCATTGGATGAATGAAAATATAGATGGAACGATAATGTATATTGATTCAAAGTTTAATGTAAAAGGTATAGGATTGGTAGTATCAGGTACAGTAAGAGGAGATCCAATTAAAATAAATGATAAACTATGGATAGGTCCTATAAATGACAAATTTATTCATTTTAAGGTTAGGTCTATTCATAATAATATTAGAGAAAATGTAAATCAGTTAAATTCGAATGATGCAGGTTGTATAGCTATTAGATTTATAAATAAGGAGATAATAACAAAAAATCAAATTAGAAAGGGAGTAATAGTAATAAGTAATGAAAATTTTAAAAAAAATGTAGTAGAAAGTTTTAAAGCAGAAATTACTATATTAAATCATTCAAGTACTATAACAGATAATTACACACCTGTTATTCATTGTGGTCTGGTAAGACAAACAGCCAAAATTAATATATTAGAAATTAATGATAAAAAGAGTAATGTATTAAGATCGGGATCTAAAGCGATTGTTAAATTTAAATTTTGTTATAAAAAAGAATATTTAGAAACTGGAAAAGTGTTTTTTTTTAGAGATGGAAATACAAAAGGATATGGTACTATTTTAGAAATATTTCCTAATATATAATATAGATGGATGAAAATATTAAGCCAAATACATTAAAAGTTGATGATGATATTAATGATTTACATTTTAAAAATAAAAATTTAAATAACTTAAGTAATATAAATAATTTAGATGATTTTGTTTGTGTATTTGAAAATAATGGAATAGAATACCCAAAATTAGCAATGGGTTTACAATATAAAATTGCAAGAACAAAAGGAGAGAAGAAAGATATTTGCGAGTCTAAAGGAAGATTAAGTGGTGAAGGATTATTATTTATAAAAAAAGATGAATGGATTAATCCTGATACATCAGAATATGAATGTGGAGTATTTAATTTAGATGGAACTAGAAAAAAATATACTAATCCTACTCAAGATCCAAGAAAATTTCCATCAACGAAGTTGTGTGATAAATATTATGATATAAATAATGGAGCTGATTTTTACACAAAAATGATTCCTAAAAAATTAGATAGTCCATTTGTTGATTTAAGAGAACCTGAATTTGATAAAGAAAAACAATATAATTCAATTAAAAAAATATTTTTTATAATATTATTTTCTATTCTTTTTTTCACTTTTTACTTTATATATAAATTTGAACTTAAAAGACCTTATGATTTTTATGATCATCTGAAAAAAATAATTTTTAATAAAGTTATTATTTCTTTTATAATAATCGGTATATATATAAATATATTTTGTCCATTTAATATGTGTTATTTATCAAATGATTCATCATTATTTAGAAGAGATATAAATAAATTTATGAAAATTACCTTTTGTAATTTTACAAAAAACAATATAAGTAATGTAGGTTTAAATATATCAAGTTTGTATGATAACAGTGATTTGATAAAAAATTTTGATACTATAATTGCATATTTGATAGATATAAATACATTTATAGAAAGACCTATGAAGTATTTAAATAATAAATTATGTAATAGATGTGAGGTTAAAAATTCCTGTATTTTAAGAAAAGGATATTATAATATTAAAATAGTCAAACCAGAAATAATAAATTATTTTTCTAATAATAATAATGTATTAAATGAAATAAATAATAAATTCAAATATAAAAAAGTTAGTAATTATTTAGTACCATATAATAGTGGAACTATTATTCATTTAAAATCTGATAAAAAGGATTTAAATAATAGACTATTTATGTGTTGTTTATCAATGAATGGAAAATCGTCTATTGGTAGAGGTAGATTAAATGGAATTAATGGTTATGATTATGTTTATCATTGGATTAAGTTAAAAGATAGAGATGGTGATATAGAGTATAAAAGTGATATAAGTTTATTAAGAATAAAAATGTGTAAGGATAGTTATAGAATTTTATCAGTTGATAATAATTATGATTTAATAGATTATAATATATCATTACCAATAAGTACTTATATTAGTTTATTTGAAAAAAATAATTTTGATTATACAGAATATCCATTTTATCCAAATTTTTCAATGGACGAGTTAAGAAAAGATAGGACTTATAATTTAAAACCGAATTTTATAAAGAGGAAGATAGTTAGAATTTATAAATATCATACTTCTAATCCTTGTTTAAAATTTAAAACAAAGAATGTTACTGTATATAATAATAATATTTATAGATATGATTACAAAAATTCAAGAAGATTTAAGTTCGCTAATTATTTTGAAAAATATATTAATAATTCATTAAATTTATTGTTAAAATTAGATGAAATAAATGATTATCATAATGATGATGAAGATGATAATGATTATTTAACTTTTTATAATGTTAAACATGATAAAATTAATAAAGATTTTTATTTAAATAGTAGTTATAATTTAGATATGGATTTAATTGATAAAAATATTAATTTAGAGGATGATTTAGATGATTTTATGTATAAATTAAATTTAGAATTTTCTAATTTAAATTATATTCAAAGAAGTTTAATAAGAGAAAATATAAGTAAAAAATTATTAGATAATTATAATAAAGTAAAATTTGATAATTATATTTTTGAGAATAAAAATAAAGTAATAAATAGTAATACAAAAGAAATTAATATAAATAATGTTAAGTTTAAAGAGTATTATATAATGCAAGAGTTTAAAAAAGATCATTGTTATGAAACCATAGATTATTTACAAGATGGGATTGTAAATAAATGTATTTTTTGTAAACAAATTTGTCATATATAAGTCTAACATTTTATCAAAAAACGATTTAATAAATATTCTATTAAGTAACTTATAAAATCTAGTATATATTTTTATTAAATAAAATTATTTTAATAAAATTATCTATTCTCAAAACCTAATATAAATAAATATATAAAAAATATGTAAATTAATACAATTACAATATTCTTTATACTAAAGATTATTGTACCTTTTAAATTATCATTACTACATTTGACTATCTTATTTTTATATAATCTATCTAATAAATAATTTAATTTTTTATCTCCAAACCATACATAATTATAAGAATCTAATATATGTAGTTTTACATCGTTACCTCTTTTATCTAATACTATCGGTACCCAATGTTTTACTAAATTTATATCATTTATATAAAATATAAAACACACCTTATAAGATTTTTTTCTTTTTATATCTTCTAATCTTATTAATTCTTCCTTAGATAAGATTTCATTATCTAAATATGTTATAAAAACATTATTCAAATTATAAAAATTATTTGCTATTTTTATTAAATCATCTTTACACAATTTATTACTTTTATAAATATTCATGTAATTATTTAATTCCTTATTTAACTCTTTCTTTGATATTAATAATTTGTAATTTTTAGTGCTTTTAATATTATATACATAATTTTTACTTTTTATATTATTATCGTTTAATAATTTTAACATATTTATACCATTTCTTATTGCATGATAACCACATGTTGAATCAAATAATTCTTGTTTTGGTAAATACGAATTCCAAGTATGACAAGTTAATTTAATCATATATTATATTTATATAATTATATTTACTTGATCTAAATATGTTATCATTCTCATTCTACAACAATATCTAGTTAAAGAAATTTTATCTAATAACTTTTCTATATTCTTTTCTTTCTCTTTTTTTGATAACTTCTTGTTATTCTCTATTTTTTCTTTTTCTTCTTCAAAATAAATTTGCTTATCTGCTAATAAATTATTACAAGTTGGACATGTAGCATACAACATCTTATATATATATAAATTATTTTTCTTTAAATATAATTTATTCAATTTTATTATTTTAAATTTAAAAAATTAATATTTTCAGAACCATATAAATTTCTAATTTTAACATTTCTTTTTAATTTATTGTTTAATTTATATTTATCTTTTGTTGATAAAGAATTTATAAAAAACATTGGAAGTTCTATTTCATTACAATATCTTTTATCAAAATTTATTTCTGTTAATTTTTTTAATATCTGCTCATAAATTAAATCTACTAAAGTTTTATTCATTATTTATTAGTTAATATCTTAATTATAAAAAAAAAATATTTTCAATTTTTATTGTTTAAAATATAACAAATTTAATGTTCATCATCATCGTCATCATCATCATCATCAATTAATGATATTATCTCATTATTATCTTTAGATGATTTTGATCTATTAAAATGTAAATTATTTGTATTGCTATATTTATTTATTAATTTTTCTGATTCTAATATTTCATTTAAAGTATTTTTACTCGTACACAGTTTTTCTTTATCAGAATTATACGTTTTCGAATTAATACTTTTATAATTTTGAGTTAGATCAATGTTATTAATTATATCCATATTTGTAGATTGTAAATTAAAAATATCGTTTATCGAATTATCTGAATTAATATTTGATTCTGAATTTAAAAAATCATTTAAAGATGGATCATATGTGTTTTCTTTTTTACCTCCTGAGCTACAAGGTAATGTGTCCAAGTATTTTGAAGTAAATGAACTACTTGAAGTACAACCAAAAATATTTTTATCAAAATTTTCTTTAGTTTTTTCTTTTTTACCTCCTGAGATAAGATTTAATAAGTCCGAGTATTTTGAACTAGATGAACTACTTGAAGTACAACCAAAATTTGAATCCATATTTGAAAATAATGAAGATATATTATTTGTTGAACTAGAAGTTAAGCCACTTATAGATGGGATATTTCTAAAAGTATCTCTAAAATTATCTATGTTTGGTAAACTAGATGTTAAATTATTTGTTGAACTAGATGTTAAACCAAAGGTTGAATTATTTGTTAAACTCAGAGGCAAATTATTTGTTTTTAATTTTTTATTATCATCTTTAATCTTTGGTTCTATTTTTATCAAAAGCAGATCAGTTTTTTGTAAATTAATTCTTGATAATCTTAGTGTTCTACCAATTCTTTGAGATTCTTTTTCGTGTGATAAAGATGAACCTAATGTAATAATACCATCTATATATGGAAAATCTAATCCACTAGTAGTATCACAATTTTCAGAATCATAACACAATAAAATTTTTACTTTTCCTAAATCTTCTTTTTCATAATTATTTCTTTTATCTATAGAATCTTTTAATTTACCTTTATTATCATATCTTATAAAAATAAATTTTTCTGATTTAAATATACTTATGATATTATCAAAAACATACTCAAAATCATTTGATTTACATATCATTAAAAATGATAATTTTTTATCTGTGTTCTCTACATATTTATTAAAATAATAAAACACTTTTTCTAGTCTTCCTAAAATTGATGTACTCATATAATATCTATTCTCATAACTACCTTTATATAATTTAGACCCTAATTCATTTAAATCATAATTTTCAAAAACTTCAACATCTTTACATGATGAACTTTCATGATTTAAAAATAATGTTTCCTTACTAGATCCTCTACAATTAGGACAGGAATTGCTTTGTTTATGCCATTCTTTCAAACAATCCGAACAAGAAATTTTTTGACAATTAGTACATAATTGTAAATTGCTTATTTTATTAATGTTTATTTCTTCTAAACATATTTGACATTCATATGTATTTTCACTCCAAACTTCAATACCAACATTAATTCTTTGAATTGTTCTATTGATACTATCTATTTGAAAATTTTTTTGAATATTATTTATTTTTTTATCATTTTTTATTAAATCTTTTTGTATAATATATTGATTTTTTTGTTCAACTGCAAGATCAATTAAATTCTGAAATGAAATTTCTCTATTAAAATAATCATCTGGAATATCAATAAAATATGATTCTAAAATATTTTTTTTCCAAGAATTAAAATTTTGAATAGGATTTTCTAATGCGAGTAATTCTTTATCATTTTTTTCTGAATTAATTTCCATATTTATAACCGTAATTGGAATATCTTTTAAAATTTTATATAATGGTAAAATATTTGTAGTAGAACATCTTATTGAATTTAATAAAGCTAATTTAAAATACTTATTATATTCATATGCTGATAAGTATAATATTTTAATTAATTTTAATAATTGATCTTTATAATAAATTTTATTTAGACTTTTATCATTATTATACAAAATTGTTGATAATTCAAACAATAAATAATCGTCTATATTTAAATCTTTATTAATAAAAAAGAAAAAATTAGACTCGTTCGATGAATTTAAATGTATTGATAGATTTTTTATATAAACAATACTTTTTTCATTAATTTTATATTTTATATTATCTTGAATTTTAGAAAATTCTTTTTTACATTTATTTCTAATTTCATTAATTTGTTCATATTTATTTACTCTAGTTTTAGTATCACTATCATTAGATTTGAATTTAAGGTAATTATTTATATTAAAGTATTTAAGTAGCTCTTTTTTTTTTATAAGTTTACCATTAAATATATTTTTTGCTGTTTCATTATTCGAATTAAATATATCAAACTCACTAAATTGAATTAAATCAAAATCTAAGTTTCTAATAATATCTTTTTTTAATTCATCTTTTATTGAATTGCTATTTATTTCAAAACTAATAAAAAATATATTTAATAATTTATCGATTATATCATTAAAATTTTCAATTATGAATATAATGTTTTGCCTCATTAAAATATTAGTTTCAAAAAATTTTAATAGTTTCATATACCTAAGTTCATCCTCTGGTAAAAAATTTTTAATATCTATAAAACTATTTAAAAGACAATCATTATAATTTTGAAATATACCTTCATGATACCTACGTTCTTGATTATTTTTAAAATTTAAAACTTTATTATTATCTAAGCAATGATAATTATAACTATTTATCATACTTAAATGATTAAATTCATAATTAAAAGTTGTGTGTAAATTTTTTTCAAATAAATCTTTATAACATTCTGAAATACTTGCTGATAATACAATGAAATGACTCGCTAATGGCGATGGATATTTTTTCTCTCTTAAATTATAATTAATTTCTGATACTTGATTAAACATTTGAGAATTATAAAGATGACTCTCATCTTGAATAAAAACTGGAAAAGCTAAATTATCTTTTTCAATATCAATATTTTCTAAAGATTGATTTTCATAAAGAAACTTATGTGTATCACTAGTTTCATTTTTAGATATTAAAATTAAAAGAGTATTTTCATTATAATTTGTTTTAAATAGTTTACAAGTAGGAGAGTGACAAACTTCTAAATTTCTATTATATTTTTTAAGAATAAAATCATATAATCTATCTTTTAATTTTAAAGATTCTCTTTCCCATTGGGGAACTAAATTTTGACTTGCAGAAATAAAAATTACATTTCTATATTTAGTATATTCATTTATTTGATACCATTTTGACTTATTAGTATAGTATTTTTGCATATTATTTTTAATGTTATTCTCTTCTTCTAAAGAATAAATAATCGCTGATATTAATGAACATAAAGTTTTTCCTGATCCAGTAGGATTATCAATTATACTAATTTTTGTTCCATTTTCTTTTGGTTTTGATTCCTCTTGTAGTTCAGCATTCTTGTATTTAAATGTTCTTTTATCTGCTAACACGGTATTATAAATTATTTCTTTTTGAAAATCAAATAATTTTATATCCTTACTATCTAATTCTTGCAAAAATTCTTCAATATTTTTCTTAAGTTTATCATTATTATTATTTTCAACAAAATTAAACGAATCAATATTATCATTTTTTCTTAAAGAATTTATACTTTCTTGATAAATCAATTTGTTGAATTTTAAATAATTATTTCCTTTTTTTTTTTTTAATTTTATTTTAAATTTATTAGTTTTCTCATTTATTAAATGATGTTTTCTTTTACACGAACTTAAGTTAAATGTAGACATAGTTATTAGAAAATTTAGTTATTTTAAGTAATTATTTAATAAAAATAAAATAATTTATTTTTCAATTTTTTATAAATAAAATTAAATATAATAAATATTGTATATATATTATATCAAAATATAGTTTATTTAGTATTTTGTGTAATATAATTTGTTTTACTAAATAATATTCATTTGCACTACCATAATTATTTCTCCAATCCATTTCATTATTTCTTATTTGTACTTCAACTGGTATATTATAATACCTGATATATAAATGAATTGATTGATAACCATTTTCTTTTTTATTAGAAATATAATCTTTTTTAAAATTTAATACATTAAAATTTCTTTCTAAATTTGATAATATATTATAACTAATATTCTCATTCTCGTGATCATAAACTATTCTTACACCAAATATGTCTTTCGCTAATTTTTTTTCAATATAAGACTTATAAATTATTTTTTCAAATGATTTAACTCTAGATTTTACACTAATATTTTTTATTTTATAAAATTTTATTGATTGATCATTTTTTAAACTCTTCAATATACTATAACATAAAATATTAATAATAAAAAAAGGTTTTTTTAAATTCATTTTATAATAATTATTTTAATTAATAATATTTTTTTTTCAATTTTTATTAATTAGTCTTTATTTCTGTTATTTTTATCAAACCCTCTACTTCTAAAAACTTACTATTTTTACCTCTTGCTAATTTAAATCTATCATCTGATCCTTCTCTTTTAACATTAAAATGAAAATATTTTGGTTTATTATTATTATTATTAAATACTCCAGATGGGAAAAAACTTCCACTTCTAGCTCCTCCTCCTATTTGTTTTTCAAATCTAATCTTTCTTATTGCAATTCTTTTCCCTCCTTTTGAATCTGTATAATGATTTTTATCTTCTGATACATTAATTTCACATTCAAATTTATCTTTATGAGTTCCGCTTATATCATAATATGATGATATTTCGATTAAAATTTTAGATTTTTCTAATTTAGGTTTATAAAAAACTCTGAAAATTTTACTTTTATCATCATTATAACTATCCGCTTTTGTTTCATCATTCCAGATAACAATATTTGGATCTTTTAAAGTGTAGATCTTCATATTTACAATTCTATTTGTATCATCATTTGATTTATTTAATTCATTAAACCTACTCGATACCAAATTAGTTACATATCCACTTAATATAGAATTATTTAAATTTTGATTTGATGCTTGTTGAATAGGAGGATTTAAATTAATTAAAGGTATTTGTGATTGACTTGAATTTGTTTGTATTTTACTTGTTCTTGATGATGTTGTCGATGTTTCTTGTGATGCTGTTTGCTCTGGAACTGGTTCAGGTTTTTGTTCAGATGTTGGAACAGGTTCAGATGTAGGAACTGGTTCTGTAGATACATTAGTTGATACCAATCCTGATTGTTGTGCTGGAGGTGTTTGTTGTGCAGGAGGTTGTGCTGGTTGTTGTGCAGGAGGTTGTGATGTATTCTGTGTAGATGTATTTACAAATGGTATTGATGATGTTGATTGTTGTGCAGGAGGTTGTGCTGGTTGTTGTGCGGGAGGTCGTGCTGGTTGTTCAGGAGGTTGTGAATTTGAAAAATTTAATCCATTAATAAATCCTTCTATACATTTTGATTTATTATAAAATCCTTGAATGTCGTAAAAATACATATATATATATATTTATATAATTTTTTTATTATTTTAAAATCTAAAGTTAATTATGGACGAATATTATGACAATAATAATTTAGATATTGACAAATTTAATAAGTTGTTTAAAGAGAATCAAGATAAAAAAGATGAAAAAGAGAATTTAGAAAAATTAGAATATTTAAAATCTTTAGAAAAAAATGAAAAAGTAAAAAGTATTAATGAGTTAACTTTAAAAGAAATAATATATAATTTTAAAAATGAAAATTTAGATTTGATCTACGATTTATTTACTTTCAATTATTCATCATTAAATGAGTTTTATAATTTATTCAGTAAAAATAATAGATTATTTTATTTTGGTTTATTATTATTAGTTATTTGTATTGTATTTTATTTATTTGTATTAGTTTTTAGTGAATCATATGATAGTAACATTAATATAAATATACCTAATAATTACAATTTTAATCATACTCAAAATAACAATGAATTAAATAAATTAAAAAAAGATTTTAGTGAATTAAATAAAAAATTAAATAATTTAAATTTAAAAACTAAATTACCAGAAAAACCACAAATAAATAAATTGCCACAAAAACCAAAAATAACTAAATTACCACAAAAAACTAAATAACAAAAAATGTAATACCTTTAAACATTTTGAAAAAATTGAAAAAAATTTAGTATAAGCAATGTTTATTAATATAACTAAATATATTATTAGATTATAAAATATTTAAAGGTATTATATTAAATAATAAAATGGATTGTATTAACAATTATAAAAAAAATGATGATAGTGATTATATAGAGGATGATTATCAAAGAGCAGAAATTGATTATGAAAGAGCTAATAAATATCACTATATTAGTGATTGTGAAAGAGTTGATTACAATGATTTTTATGATATGTTTGATATTTTTGATATAAATGAAGAAAATTGTTATGATTTATTAAATTCTTTTACAAATGAACAATTAAATAATATTAGTTTTTATGGTAAAAATATTACTGGAAAATGTTTAGGAAGATTTATTGAAAATAATCCAAAAATATTACAAAATATTGATTTACAAAATGTTAAATTATTAAAGTTAGAGTATTTAGAAAATCCATTAGGTAATTCAACAAATATTAAAAATTTAAACTTATATAATAATAATTTAGAATATCAATTATCAAGTTTAAACAAAATTATTAATAAAAATAAAAGTATTGAAATATTAAATATTAGTAAAACTGAAATTTTTAATCAAATTACTTTTAATCAATTACAGGATTTTAACAAATCGATAACAAATAATAAAACAATAAAAACTCTTAAAATGAATTATATATTCAAAAATAAAGAAAGTGTTGTTGATTCAATTTTTGATAATGGATTTAAAAATAATAAATCTATTGAAACTTTAGAGTTAACTGATAACGATATAATTGATTGTGAGGTAATTTCAAAATCAATTAAAAATAATAATAATTTAAAAAAAATTGATCTAAGTAATAATAAAATTACAGATTACAGTTTAGAAAATTTATTTAAAGAATTAAAAGATAGAAAATCTAAATTAGAAATCGATTTAAAATATAATAATGATATCACACATATTTATTTTAATGAAATACCTAAATATGTAACTTTAAAAGTTAATGATAATATTAATGTTATTTATTAACTGATAATATAAATATCTAATCATAAATTTTAAAATATATTAATATTTTATTTCATGAAGTAATTTTAATATAAAATTATTTTGATAATTTTATTAAATAAAGACTAAATTAGTAAATATTAAAAAATTTAGTAAATATTAAAGGATAAAAAATGTTAGTTAAGTATTATAACTCTAAAATATAAATTATGTTTTTTATTATAAAAACATAAAATTAATGTTATAAAATAACATTATAATTAATTAAATTGTATCTTTATTTAAGTACAAACTTAAATTCCAAAACTATCATTATCTAACAATCAATAAATATTAAATTATATTTAATTATAATTTTTGTTATATTCATTAATTTTTTTATTATTATATTTAGTATAAATATTTATATTATTATAATCAAGTATATCTAATTTATATTTAGACAAAATTCTATTTAGTAACTTAATTTTGTTTGTTAAATCATTATTATTCATCGGAATACTATATTGAATATTTTCAAAAGATTTTAATGAATTTAATTTATATTCATTTAATATATCATTTTCATAATATTTGAGTGGAGAGTCTTTAATTTTATTATACAAATCAATTAATTTTTTTGTATAATGTAATGATTCATTAAAATTAACAGAATCAAATTTATTTAAGTAACTATTTTCAAAATAAAAATTAATTAAATCATTATCTAAACTTTTTAATTCAGGATATAATTTAATTTTATTATTTGTTTCATCATAATCAAGTTTTTTTTTATATAAAAAATAACATAAGACTGCTAATAATAAAATAATTTTTTTTATTTCAATTTTTAAATCAAAAAAAATTATAAAAAGAATTATTATTAGATTATTGTAGTTCATATAATATATAAATTAAAATAATATTTAATTAATATATATGGAAAATACTAATTTTTATATTGATTATTTAGATTTTATAAATGATGCTTATATGGAAAATCATTTTTTTTTAGATAATAGTTATAGTGTATTATTTAAAAATTTAGATTTACCCATAATTAAATATAAATATTTAAATGATAAATTAAAAAATTCTAATGAAGAATGTTTAATTTCTTTACAAAAATTTAAAAAAGATGATGATGTTGTCTTATTACCATGTGAACATATATTTTTAAAAGAACCAATATTAAAATGGATTAATAATTTTTCATATACATGTCCTAAATGTAGAAATAAAATTAATTAATTATAAAAATTTTATTTATTATTATATTATAAAAAAAATAATAATTGTTCAATTATCTAAATTATTAAATCCTAGCTTTGATATTTTATAATCCTACATAAAAAATATCATTTGTTGATATAGATTCATGATTTAAAAATTTTAATAAATTAATTTTTTTTCTTTTATTTACATCTTTATTAAGATTATTATCAACAAAATTTTGTAAATCATTTCGTTTTAATTTTTTTATAAAAAATTCAGGATATTCTTTAAAATATTTCATTGAATAATATTTTCTAAAATATCTAATCACCAAATATTTATTTGTATTAGGTTTTATATCAAAAGATTCTTCAGAAAGATTAAATGTGTTTTTTTTATACCATTTTATTATTTTACAAATTTTATCTTTATAATTATTTTTATTAAATATAATATTACATTTTTTATTAATTTCGTTTAATCTACTATCATAATTATTGTTGTATGATAATATTTCATAAACTAATTCATGAGGTAAATTGTCCATAATATAAAATATTTTTATGAAATAAAAATATTTTTATTCAATTTTTTTTTTCTAATACTTAAAGCCAATTTATGAATTTCTTCTTTTGACATATTCGGAACTTCATATTTAAGATAGTGATCACAAATCATTTCAAGTGCTATTTTTTCACTATCAATATTTTTTTTAGCCATTAAAATTTTTAAAGCTTCCGAACCTACTTCTTCACATTTTTCATCTTTTATAATACTGATAGAGTAATCTAAATTATTCAAACAAACTTGATATCTAATTTCATTATATTCTTTATATAAATTTTCTGAAGATGATAATTTTTCTGAAGATGGTAAATTTTCATCTTCAGTTTTTTTAGATTTATTCATATTACTTTAATTATTAATTAACGAGTTTATTATATTATATTTTTGATTAATTTTAAATTTTAATTTAATGTACTTTATTTTTCAATTTTTATATCTACCAACCTACTTTACATAAATCTTCTAGTGTAATATTAGGA